CTATATATTAATCCCTCACGACCCTTCGTCCTTAAACGAGAGTTTAAACATGTCAATGACTGCGATGGTGAGTGTGGAAAACGATGTCCATACCGGGTGACGACAAATCTTCTTAAAGTGATGATTGCCGTTAACCCGATTATGGTTGCTGAGAAATTCAATCTTCTCGAACAGAGAAATTGGAAAACGACTGCAGACCTTTCGAGGTTTACGCAGATCTTTAATCTTGGTAATGTTCAAGTTGACAACGCTCCGAACATTACCCATAATGATGCCCCCTTGATGATTGAAGAAGGCATCAAACACCCAAAGAATCCCGACGCTGAGTATGTTGAACTTCGTGAAAAATACGATGATCTCCATGCAAAGATGGAGGAGGTTCTTGAAACACTTCGCAAAGTTAAAGCGGAGCTAAAACAAAAGTCAAGTGAACTCCGGCAAGGTGAACACCTCACCGAGCAGAAGGCGGTTCAACTTGACAAGTTAAATAAAAGCGCAGCCGAGGCCCGTTCGAGACTAGAAAAGCTCGAAGCGGATGCCTTAGCACGCGAGGCTAAAATAGAAGCAGCTGCTGAAAAGCATGCTGCCCTTCTTTTAGCCCAGAATCAACAGAAAAAATTTACTGAGGATTTAAAGGCAGATTTGTCAAGACAAATGCAGCCTCTAATCCTATCTAAAGGTGAGTTCGAGAAACATATTAATGACACTCGCGCTCAAGCCAAAAATCAGGCTAAAAACCTAAATAAAAAGTTCGCTGAAAAGAATAAGCGGGATTTTATGGTTAAAGCCCCACCAGTGGAGACTAGTGATGACCCCTTAGGGGCAGAGCAAATCTCCAAAGATGCTGAAGCCCTAAAAGCCTCGGCACCTGGTGGTTTCACACTTGAGTTACCCGACCCGAATCAAGTCGCCAGAGCACTGACGAACCTCGAGGGTCGTAATAAACAGACCGAAATAATTACCAGGCCCCCCAAAGACTTAACGGGGATAGTGATTTACCGTGGTCCTCCAACTAAACTCGGATGGTTAGCAGCCGTCCAGAGTGAGGATATCTACGGCTTCGCTTTACAAACCAACTGGGAATTGAAAGTCTGTGACACGAAAATTGAAAACCCTAAGTTCATGAATCTTCATGTTGCTTTTGACATTCTATCTGACATCGAATCCGAATTAGAGATTTCTTGTCTCTGGTCTTCTCGTAGTGGCTCGTTGAATTACGCGCCCCTTAAAGACTTCCAGGTTACACACTATGTCGCCAAGGTAGAGGCCGATTTTGCAGTGGTTAAGTTCGAAGGAGCTTTCCCTTACGTCAAGATCAATAGTCTCTATCAAAAAGACTTTGGCCACATGTTTGGTACACAAATGACCTTAACTCGTTGGGATAAAAACTCTCCAACGTCATTCAGTTCGTCATCCTCAAATGCTCGTATAATAGACTTTGGTGATGGCTTTGTTCGTATTGGCTCCTTTGTTAACACCTCCTCGGGTGTTTGTGGAGCCCCCATGATGTTTAACGGTGCGGCCTATGGCTTTCACTACAAAACAAAAGGCGACAATATGGGGGTTTTAGCTGTTGGCTATTCCCCCGAATTGTTCGCCAACTTAATACCCCTTGGTAACGAAACCCCCGAGAGTGGAGGTGTCGGTTTCCAAGGTATAAATGACTTGATTCCAAGCTCTAACACTCAAAGGGTTATAGACCCTATCTTGGAGTTGGAATTCTCACCTGAAAAATGTAAATACCATTTTGAGAACTGGACCTATGTGGGCCATACTCGATTTGGTTTTCGACCTCTAAAAGAGAAGGAACTGACTCAATCAGTTCTCTTGTCCCATCTAGAGCTAAAACACCCTCTCTTGTTCGAGATGGCGG